AATCGAGGGTCAAGCCGCCGCCGTCACTCCGTATGCTCACTTGGTCGAGTTCGGGACGGACAAAATGGCACCCCAGCCTTTCCTCCGCCCTGCCTGGGATGCGAATAAGGACGACGTGCTGCAGATCATCAAGGATGAACTCGGGGACGAGATCACCAAAGCCGCGGCTCGGGGGGCTCGCAAGGCTGCTCGGCTGGCGGCGAAAGGGGCTTAGATGGAAGCCGCACTAATCGCCAAACTGCTGGCCACCTCGGGGATCACGGCTCTGGTCTCGACCCGGGTCAACTGGGTTCGCCGACCGCAGGGTTCTGCTTTGCCCTGTATTGTCCTCCATCGGATCGACGGAACTCCCGACGTCCACCACGGAGGCCGATCCGGCCTAGTTCAAAGCCGGGTGCAGGTTGATTGCTGGGCCGCATCCTATGGGTCAGCTAAGGCCATCGCCCGCGCCGTTGAAACTGCCGTTACGGCACAAACCTTCACCCAAGGCGCAATCCGCTTTGATGTGATCCTGGTCGCCGGGGAGCGCGACAACACCTTCGACGAGACTACACCTATCTTCCGCACTTCCCTAGACCTTTCGGTCTTCTCAGCCAACGCTTCTTAAGGAGAAACACACATGGCCGCTTCTGCTGCTGTTAACGGGTTCGGCGCAACTTTCGCCTACCTGTCGACCGACCCCTCTACCTACACCGCCCTGGCGGAGGTTCTGTCGGTCTCCCCGCCCTCGATCAATGTCGAGACCGTCGAGACGACCCACATGGGTTCGGACGATGGTTTCCGGGAATACATCGCCAGCCTGAAGGACGGCGGCGAGGTCACCGTCAACCTCAACTATGTCGAGGCCAGCGCGACCCTGCTCCAGACGCTGGTTCTGGCCGGTGTCGAGACGTGGCGCGTGACCTTCCCCGGTTCCTCGACCTTTACCTTCATGGGCATCCCGACCGCCTTCGCGTTCGATGACGTTGTGATCGATGACAAGGTGGCCATGAGCCTGACCATCAAGGTCACCGGCAAGCCGACTTACGCGGCGGTCTAAAGCATGGCGAACCGTATCAAGGGCGAGGTCGCATTCTCGATTGAGGATGGCGACCTCGCCGGCGAGTATACCTTGCTGCTGGACTTCAATGCCCTGTGCGACCTCGAGGAAGACTTCCCCGGGATCATGGAGGGTAAGTTCGAACTCAAGAGCCCGACGGCGATCCGCAAAGTGTTCGCCGTTGGTCTGGCTGAAAAC